GCTGGAATAAGCGGTGGTGGTTGAGTTTAAGTCTGTAGAAGCGGTATACAGGGCAATCTTGATCGTGTCGGTAGACAAGTCGTGAATGCCCTGATACAGCTCTTTTTTGAAGCTCGTGGTTTGAGTTTGGACAATAGAACTCATGAAACTTGAACCCTAGTTTGCCCGTCGCGGTATGCATCAGCACGTTGTTTGCCATCGCCCAAATTCTTAAGAAGCGCAATAGCCTGCACATAACGATCTTGATACAGTTTTACCATATCGGCCTCACCTTTCATATAGGCTACTGCCTCGCACAAAGTTCCATACAGTAAGGCAGAATCAAAATTGGATCCCAACCAAGTAATACCCGCCGTTGTAATTGATTCAGGGTAATAGTAATAATGCAATTCGGCAGTGTAAGCAGCATCGGGAGTTGGCCCAAGAATAAATGTAAGCGTAGTTACTGCAGAGCTTTGAGGCCCAAATATGGCGTAATGTTTTGGTTTACCAGTCGTTGCTGGATTTGGATATGCGTCACGTATAAAGTTAACATCCTTGTTTAGCAAATACAAATAATCTCCTCCGGCAGCGGGAAAAACGGCCAATGAATACACTGATAAAAAATCAGCAGGACAAGCCATGTATTTATTAGATGCCGTCAAAGAACCAGTTACGTTTTTACGCAAATTAGCAAGCTGAACAGTGTTATATATGCGCTGCTCAGCTTGTTGAATAAACGTGTCCATACTTGCTGTGGGAAATGTATTCTCACAGTAATCTGAAACCATCGTAACAAGTTCAGTGTATGTCATGCCATCGGACCTCTAGCCATTACGCCTTTGGTGGCAGCGCCTGTGCCGCGAATCTTAATGCCGTCGGTCTTAATCTTTTCGTCGCCCGCCGACTTGCTGATATTGCCGACACTCATGTCGTAAGTTTCAACTTTGCTTTTGTTTGGCGGAAAACCTGGATTAGTGCCAAACTCTTGGGGGGCTTTGGTCATTGTTTTGCCGTCCATAGTGTGCGGCTTAGCGTAGACGCTTGCATCGCCAACTTCTTTGCCCATCATTTTTTTGCTAAATGTAGCCATGACTGACCTCACTTTTGGTTGTTAGCGCGGGCCATGTTACGGCCTACTTTGCGCATCTGTTCGCCTGTTGGGCCGCCCTTGCCACCCTTGACAGTTTTTGGGGAAACTTTAGGGCCATCATTGGCCATAACTTTTGCTTCAGTTTTGCCACGACTTACCATGCCGTCGGCTGCTTTTTTATATGCCATTATTTACTCCTATGAAACGGATACCGTTACTGTACCAACAAATGTCGTTGCCACCAAGTAATTTGGGGTCAACAACGCATCAAAACTACTAGCCCCGCCTACCGGTGCCCAGCCCCACTGAATGTCTCTAGAGCCGCCTGACAAGTTTCCTGCGAAATTATTGCCAGAGGTTACATACGTTGTATCCCTGCGAGGGTTACGCAGTGCCTGTGGGTCATCTACAGGAAAAGTTCCAAGCATCAACTGCGGCTGATCTGGATCCCAGCATTCAGGGCAAACTAGCAGCTCGTATTTACGCTGCTTGATAATTTCTGTTTTAAGCTTTTTGAGCTTGAATTGTTGGCCGCATCGATCACACTCAGCAATCGCTATCTTGCCGGATGCAAAGCGATTACCCATTAATAACTCCCGCCAATAAACATTGGCCTGGGAACAAATCGTATGGAGGCTTTTTCGCGATCTTCACCAGCCGCTATTTCAAATGTTTCGTCATACATCTGCTTGAGCATGGGCACGCGCTCCATTAACTCAGGCACTTTGACAGCAATATGGTATGCCAAGCCCGCAGCCAAACAAGGCAAAAAGCGAAAGTTCATGTCAGCAGTCTCAACGCCATTTCCTGCATCTTTGACTCGGCGCAATCTCCAGTAAACAAACTGGTAAGTTGTCGAGTTATCGGGGGTTGGCCAAACCGTTACGGCTGGAAGTTGAGGCACATATACGGCTGTTGCTGCAGTATGCGATGCGGCAGTTGTATTGTTCTGCCCACGGAATACACCGCCAAGCACATTGCCTGAGATGTATGTGTAGTAAATATCTTCCGTGTCCAGCCGAATAAATCCTGACCCGGCTAACCCAACCACCGTGTTAAGCGTGATCGTGGTGTCTGTGGCGGTGATTGTTGAAGACAGCGTAGAGCTTGTAGGATTGACCTCGCCAGATAACCGTTGAACCCATACTTGAATCGGTCTTGCCTGTTGTAGCTTGTTCGGGATTGTTGCATAAGTAGAAACGCTAATTCGCGAAATAGTTAAATCGGCTTGAGTAGATGCAGTGTTTGATCCTGTGCGGATTACGTGCTCTAGCAAATCAATCGTGTCTGTTGGTAACGCATAAGTAGCAAGCCCCGAAGTGAGGTTAATAAACCCCTGCTCCATTGTCCACATGTTGATACCCTTGGACTGCCATTCAATTGTCATTAAGTTCATCGACCGACGCGCTGTGCGCAGGTCATAACCTGAACGCATCTCCCGACCCGCCCGCTCCCATGCTTCCTCGGCAATCTCCGTGAAATCCATGTTGAAAAGGGTTGAGCCGGTAGTGGTCATAAATTATTCCACCCGATCTTCTTCGTGGGTATATTGCTCATGGGGCACGCCATCTAGAAATGCGGCTTCAGCAGCTTTATCTTCTGCAAGTGCAGGCTCTTCAACGACAGGCTGGGGAAGCTGGCCCTCGACCTTGGCAATCAAAGTTTGCAAGCCGGGGTCAATAGCGCCGAACATAGCAGCATATCGGGCTGCGCTGCTTTGCAAAGCATCTAAAACCAATTGGTCTTCTTCGGGGGTCAAAGTAAATTGCGACATGTTATTTCCTTATTTCATTTTCTTCAGGGTTTCGGCCAGACGGGCACGCTTGCCCTCCACGCCGGGTTTCTTGGCAGCGGCAGCAAGCTTTTTGGCGGGTATGGTTTTACCTGCTGGAACACCTAGTTCTTTTTTCAAAGCACCGGGTTTTTTGATTGCTGATTGAATCCATTTTTCAGCCATGATTACACCTTTGCGGTTTTTGCGGATTGAACAAAAGCATCAGCAGTAGGGGCACCTTTGGCACCCGGCTTGCGCATTTTTTCTTTGGAGCCAGCGGCTATGCGCTTTCTCTTAGCATTAATGTTGGCATAAAGTCCGACATGGCCACCCTCGGCATACTGCGTAAAATCAGTGTCATCCCTACGGGCTTTTTTAGCGCCTTTGGGCATTTTAGAGGGGGCAATATCCCCCATGCCGCGCGATGCCATCATAAATATTTACCTTTTGTTTTGCCGCGTTCACAGCAACCATCTGCGCGCTTAGAAGCAGAAGATACAGAGCCGCCTTTTTTCATTGGCCTAGCTGATGCACCATCAACATCTTGCGGGACTGGCATGCCCTCACGAAACATTCCGCGATTTTTAGGCATTGGGCGTTTCATCGGCCCGATTCCTTGCGGCGGCATGCCTGGGGGTTGGGCGCTTGGTGCAGGCATACCAGGAGGAGGAGAACCCGGCGCAGGAATCCCTTGAGGAGGCATTGGAGGTCTTGCGGGCATGGGGCGTTTTTTAGGCATCATTGCTGCTGGCGGAGCTGCCGATGCATCATCAGGTTCCATTGGTGGTTGACCCATATCGGCAGTATAAACACCACCACCATTATCAAATTTACGTTTTTTCATGTTAACCCTTTACATCTTTCCGCCGCCACACATGGCGATCATTTTGCCTTTGGTTTTGCCGCTTTGGGCAATACCGTTTGCCGAGGCGCGGAAAGTGCCGCCAGAAGCCATTTTTGTTACGGGCTTCATGCCATCGGGTTTGCCTGTTTTAGTAAATGACATGTATTTTGCATCTCCGCCTTTAGCCAGCTTCAAGGTTGTACCCTTGCCGCCTTTATGTTCTTGAGCGTCGTGCTGTTTGAACGCTTTAATAATCATGGCTTTGTCCTGCTTCTTGTCCATTGCCATGTCTTCTTTCATGTCGCTTTTCATATTGCCACCTTTGGAAAATTTGCGGCCCTTGTCCGCGCTGGAAAAGTCCTGCCCCACAGATTGGGGGACGCCTACCTTCTTGGCAAACGATGGCGAGTGGGCAATCGCTTCCATGAAATTGTGCTGTTTCTTACTGGTCGATGGCATCTTTGCCCCGCAACTTTTTAACCCAGTTTTGAACTGTGGTGGTTTCCCAAATGCGGATACTAGTCCACACAATCGTAAATACTGCTGCGACTGATGGAAGCATATCTGCCAATGTTCCTATTACGGTGATGATCGACAAGCCGTCAATCACATGTTTAATTGTTTCGGTGTTTTCGGTCATGTCAACATTTCCATCTTGCTAGTGAAGCTGCCTTGCGGGTGGGTTTGCCTTTTTCGTCTTTCATAGGACCGGGCATACCCGACATCCTAG